GACCCCGACTACCTCAAAAAGCTGGCTTCGCTGAACGAGGCAGACAGAAACGCGCTGCTGTACGGCGATTGGAACAGCTTCTCGGGGCAGGTGTTCCGCGAGTTTGTGAACGATCCGGCACACTACAGGGACAGGCGGTGGACGCATGTGATCGAGCCGTTCAAGGTGCCGACCCACTGGCTGATCATCCGCAGCATGGACTGGGGCTATGTGAAGCCCTTCTCGGTTGGCTGGCACGCGGTGGACGAGGACGGCAGGTATTACCGGATCCGCGAATACTACGGCTGCACCAAGACGCCGAACACCGGCGTGCGGATGCAGGCGGCCGAGGTGGCGGAGAACATTAAACAGATCGAGCGGCACGACCCGAACCTAAAGGGCAGGCGGATCATCGGCGTTGCCGACCCGGCTATTTTCATCGAACAAGGCTCCGGCGAGAGCGTGGGCGCGCTGATGGAGCGGCAGGGCGTGCATTTTGATGAAGCCGACAACGCGCGTATGGCAGGGAAGATGCAGTATCATTACCGCCTCGCGTTTGACGAGAACGGGATCCCGATGTACTACGTGTTCAAAAACTGCGAGAGCTACCTGCGGACGATCCCCGATCTGGTCTATTCGGAGACGAACGTGGAGGACGTTGATACCGAGGGAGAGGATCACATCTACGACGAAAGCCGGTATGCGATCATGCACCGCTGCATCGCGCCGCGGCGCAACGTGATGGAGGACAAGCAGCTGTTTAACCCCTTGGACGTCAACTATGATTTGATGCGGTATATCATGAGTTAGGAGGACCTATGGCATTTGATGCGCTTTATCATGAGTTAGGAGGACATATGGCAAGAGTATTTAAGGACGCAAACGGTGTGACCATGCCGGTGCGCATGGAGCCTGCACCGGCGCAGACGCTGCCGACAGCGGCAGAGCAGGTGCCGCGCCGGAAGGAAGCGGACAGGAACGGACAGGAGCGGACAGGACTGGACAGCGGCAGAAAGCCCATCGGCGAGGAGGAGATCGCCAAGGCAAAGGGGCTGATGAAAGAGTACTTTAACAACAAGCGGCTGTTTGACGTGAACTACCGCAACAACTTTGACGTGTACAACCTGCTTTACAACGACCAGACGCGGCGGCAGTTTGAGTTTGACGGGCGATCCTTCGTAGGACAGGCGGCGGCGCCGCGTATCGGTGCGCAGACGCTCAATGTGATACTCAACAAGCACGCGGACGCGATGGACAATTACCCCGAAGCTGTCTTTTTGCCGCGTGCGAAGGACGACGAGGAGACCGCGAAGCTGCTGAACGCGGTGGTGCCGTGTGTGCTCGAACGCAACCGCTATGAAAAGACCTATTCGGAAGCCTGGACGGACAAGCTGGCAGGCGGCGCGGACGGTGTGGCGGTCGTGTGGGACGCGGAGCTGGACAACGGACTCGGCGATATTGCGATACGCCGTGTTGACCTGCTGGCGATGGCGTGGGCGCCGTTTGTGGAAAACATACAGGACAGCCCGCACTTGTTTTTGGTCAACTACATCGACGTGGAGGAGGTCAAACGCGCCTATCCGCAGCTGGAGGCGGTGAGCACCGAGGACCTGGGACTGGAAGCGCAGACGACGTTTCAGGCAGAGAGCAAGACGAAGAACAAGGCGGCGGTGATCGACTGGTACTACAAGACCGGCGGCGTGCTGCATTACTGCAAGTTCTGCGGTAATGAGATCATCTTTGCGAGTGAAAACGAGGGCAAACGCTATCAAAAGGGATTTTATCATCACGGCAAATACCCCTTTGTGGTGACGCCGTGCTTTTCGCTGCGTGATACGCCGGTGGGCTTTGGCTTTATTGATATTTGCCGCTCGCCGCAGCAGCAGCTGGACGCGCTGCGGCGGGACATCCTCAAAAACGTGCGCGTCAATTCGCAGACGCGCAACCTGATCAACCGGCAGGCGATCACCAACGTGAACGACCTGAACGACTTGAACAAGGACTTTATCGAGGTGGACGGCATGGATCTGAGCCGCGTGGTGCATCCGCTCGATTCGAAGGACATCGCGCCGGGCGCGTTGAGCATGTATCAGGACATGAAGGACGAGATCAAGGACACGACCGGCACCAACGACCCGTCGAACGGCGCAGGCGCTGCCGGTGTGACGTCGGGTACCGCGATCGCCGCGCTGCAGGAGGCAGGCGGCAAGATCAGCCGCGACCTGACAAAGAGCGGCTTCCGCGAGTTTGAGGAAATCTGTTATTTGATCGTCGAGGAAATGCGGCAGTTCTACAATCCGGCGCGTGTGTTCCGCGTGGTGGGCGAGGATAATCAGCCGGAGTATGTGGCGTTTGACAACGAGGGCTTGCAGCCGCAGCCGGTGGAGCCGGAGGGCGTTGACGGCGTGTTTGAGCGCCTGCCGGTGTTTGACATCAAGGTCAAGGCGCAGCGCAGTAATCCGTTTACGACAGCGGCAAACAACCAGATGATGATCGACATGTTCCGCATGGGCGCCTTTGCGCCGGAGCAGGCAGACGCGGCAAAAAAGATGCTGGAGTGCATGAGCTTTGAGGGCAAGGACAAGCTGCTCGACATGATCAAGAAAGACAGTCAGCTGCTTAAGACGGTGCAGCAGCTGAGCGAACAGCTGCAAATGGCAAACGCCATGCTGGCGGAGCAGGCGGCGCAGGCGGTGACGCCCGGGCAGGGTATGCCGCAGGGAATGCCGCAGGGCATGCAGCAGGGCATGCAGCAGGTGCAGGGCGCACCGGCACAGGCGCCGGGAGAGGGGGCTGTGCTGTGACGACGGTATTTTTGCAGGAGGGCAAAAAAACATTCACGCTGAGCGTGCGCGGTCACTGCACACATGATGTCTGCGTGAGCATTTCGGCGCTTGCGCAGGCGCTGCTGCAATACACGCAGGATTTTATGGAGAACAACGCAGGCTTTCGGGTGGAGGCGATGGAGTACGGCTACGGACACACGCTGCTGTCGGTTTACTGCGAGGACGGCGCGCTGATGGAGCATTACAAGGACGGCACAAGGGCGGTGGTAACCGGCTTTGAGCTGTATGCGCACAGCTTTCCGGATGACATGGTTTTGGTGTGCCCCTAAAGTTGTGCCGCCTTTTGTTTTTTGTTTTTGATAAAATTGATTAAACGCCGGAAAGATGTGGCTTTTTGGCTGGCACCGCGGAAAGACGCGAGTAGGACACCACGGAGAGACGTGAGGAGGCATCTATGCACAAAAGAGATTATATCGGAATCATCCTGAATCTGTTTGACGGCGACGGCGCAGGCGCAGCGACCGGCACGGGCGGCAGCGAGGGAGACGGCAGCCCCACAAGCGCCGGAGTGAGACCCGATGTGCGTGCGCGCGGACGCGAGATCGGCGTGAGTGACGATCTGATGGAGAGCTATCAAAAGGCTTTTCACGCGGACAAGGCGCAGGCAGAGGGCGAAACGAGACAGACAGACGATAACGATAACGGAGAAGCAGATCAGGAGGACACCGACGCCGCCTTTGAGGAGTTGATCAAGGGCAAGTTCAAGGACGCGTATCACAAGCGCGTGGAGGGACAGATCAAGGACCGGTTCGGCAAGCTCGGACGCGAGCGCACGGAGCTGGAAAACCGCGCGGCACGCTCGGACAAGGTGCTGCATTTGCTGGCGGAAAAGTACGGCAGCGACGACCCGGAGGCGATCTATAACGCGCTGAGAGGGGACAGGGAGCTGTGGCGGCAGCAGGCGATCGACAAGGGTCAGACCGCCGAGGAGTTTATTGAGGACTACGACCAACGGCAGAACGCGGCGGCGCAGCAGGAGGAGCTGGAGAACCTGCGGCGCTACCGGCAGGCAAACGAGCTGCATGAGCGGCTGCGCGGCTTGGCGAGGGAGACCGCGAAGCAGTACCCGGGCTTTGACTTTGACGCGGAATTTGCAAACGCGAAGTTTCGCGCCGCGCTGGACTTTGTGGCGGCGCAGAACGAGGAGAAGAACCGCGCGGCAGGCACCGCCGGAGAGGTGTTTGACGTGACCTTTGCCTATGAGCTGGCGCACGCCGACGAGCTGCGCGCCAACCAGATCAAGCGCGTGAGCAAGGCGACCGCCTCCGCTGTGGCGCAGACGCTGCAGGCAAACCGCGAACGACCGCGCGAAAACGCGCTGAAAACAGGGGCGCCGTCGAAGGTGAGCACATACCAGACGATGAACGACAAGGAGTTTGACGACTACCTCGAAAAGGTGCGGCGCGGTGAAGCAAAGATCTGACTGCTTCCTGTGGGAAGGAGTTTGAAAAGATGAAGAAGAGAAGATATATCCACGTCATTTTGGCGATGTTTGATATTGCCTATTCGGTTGACGCAGGCGGCACCAACTGGGCGACCAACAGCGGACAGGGCTATGTGGTGAACGGCTACGGCAACACCATTGAGACATCCGGCAACGACTTTACGCCGGAAAAGGCGGTATTTTATAACCGCGTGTTCATGAAGAACCACATCGGCAAGCTGGTGCACGGTCAGTTCGGCGAAAAGCTGACGATGCCGAAGCACAGCGGCGACGTGGTGAACATCCGCGGTCTGACGCCTTATCCGACCGCGACAACGCCGCTCACGGAGGGCGTGACGCCGCAGGGCAACCTGATGAATTTCTACTATGTAGAGATCGCGGTGAACCAGTACGGCAAATACACGCCGATCACGGACTTTGCGTCCTTTGCGTGCCGCGACGACGTGCTGATCCACGACGCGGAGGAGCTGTCGAGTCAGAGCGGTAGAACTATCGAGGAGATCGACCGCGAGGCGCTGAACGCCGGTTTGTCGGTCATTTATGCACCGGCTGTGGTAAACGGCACGGTCAATGAAGTGAATTCGAGGATTGCGCTGGGACCGAACAGCAAGTTTACCGTTGACTGCGTTTTCCGTGGCGCCAACTATCTGGAGGTGCAGAACGCGGAGCCGATCGGTGACAGCTATGTGGCGATCATCCATCCCAACTGCAAGTATGACGTCATCAACGACCCGAAGTTTATCTCGATCGTGCAGTACAGCGCGGCAACGAGGATCTTCAAGGGCGAGATCGGCATGATCGGCAACGTGCGCTTTGTGGTGAGCACCTTT